ACTTGCACTAGTTGATGACGCCAAAATTTTTGAACCATTTTCTAACTCCAAAGAACCTTTGTTCCAGCTCATCACACCCTGTTGTAACCATTTGGGAAGGTGTTCATAAGCAAGTTGCAAACGTGATAGTAAGTCTCTAGCCGTCGCAGCCTTATTTGCAAGGATTGCGATATTAACACTGGGATTGAAAAGTGCGTAATGTAACAAATAAGATACCATAACTGTGGACTTACCAGACTGTCTGGGTAGTTTGCAAATGGTAAATCTATTACTATGAAATGTTCCTACCATCTCCTTTTGAAAGTCATACATCTTAAACGGTATAAGACCTTCATCAAGAGATACAATCCTGACATAATTTTCTATAAAATATTGTGGATTCTCCATACATTTCTGATACTCAACAAGTTCCTTTTTCGTCCAGTTCTGAGCAACATTTGCCCTCTTGAGATTTGGGTTTCCAAGGTATTGATTATCAGCCATTATTTAAGAAATTCTCTATTTTGTAAATGCTCTTCTGCGATGTCATCTTTAGACTGTCCAAAATAACGAACCGCATTATGAGTTTTAATAAGTTCTTCGTTGACTGTTGATTTAATAGTGACGCCATCATATTCATATTCATAAAGAAACTCACCAAGGATACGACCATATTTACCCACACCATCTTTCTTGGTGCGTAAAGTCTGTGTCGAGCCAATTGGAAGATGGTTTAGAACAAACTCCTTAGCCATAAGACCATAGACCTTCTCTTCTTTGTCGCTTGTCCTCGACTCAGGTGTGTCCACGCCATAGAAACGAACTCTCTGTTTTTTCATCCATACACCAAAACCTAGATCAATATCTACATCAGCGGTGTCACCATCAATAACTTTAATAATTTTGCATTTATATTCGTACATTATTTTTCCTTTAATATTATTTAGGTTAATATTTCTTCGTAAATTTCAGCAGGAACTTTTTCATTCCTTCTCCAAAACTGACCATCTTCCAAAACTAATTTAATTCTTTCTGGTTTTTCTCTTCTTTTTTGTCTATAGGCATAATCATATTTTTCATCGACTGCCCCTTGCAAAATCTTAATTAAAGAAGGCTCTTTTGTTTTATTCTTTCTATAATTTTCATCCTTTAAATATTTATATATATATTCTTTTGCTGGCTGTTTATATGTTTCCCAAGTACCACCATGTTTAATATCATGATTGGCTATTGACCATCTCTGAAAATCTTCAGTGTTGAAAAAACTTAAAGTAGATTTCCATTCTGTAGTAGTTGTAAATGTAAAAATCATACGGCTATCTACATCTTGCCATTTAAAACAAAAATTACACCACCAAAACAAATCAAATATAGTTTTAATTTCTATTGGTGCAGAATCAACATGTTCAAACATAACTTTAGCTAACTGTTCCATTCTAAATTTATAAGTTGATAGACTGGTAGTGTGTCCGCTGCCGTAGCTACATGCATCCCATGTAAAAATACTTTCCCAATCGTCATCATGTTTATCTAAATTTTTGTGTAGAGCATCACTACCGAAACATTGATCTCCACATTCCCCCGTTACTTTGATGATGTTATGGTTATTAAATAAAGTTTCATCTAACATTACCTTATCTGGTAAAGGATCGTTTCTACCCTTTACCATTTTCTCCCACATCAATGGAAATTCTACAATTGATTCTTTAGTGTATCGGATATTGAGTATGTCAGATTCAGATTTAGTTTCTAATAGTGCTATCAAAGCCCCACTACTGTCAATCCCACCACTCCAAAATAGTTCTACGGGTTTTCCTAATTTCCATAAATCTTGGGCTGCATCCATACAACACTCTTCCCAAGTCTTATTAAATTTTCCCACAGTTGGAATTGGTTCGTACATCATATTAAAAGGATTATATATACCTGTTCTATCTACAGGCATGTATGCTTGAACTAATTGCCCGGGTGCTATTATAGGAGGATTTATATTTAAACCATCCAATTCAAAAATATCAGGTCTAAAATATTTAACTCTATTCATAATAAAATTCTTTATTTTTCCTTTAGCATTTTTTGCAGCTCAGCAGTACTACCAACGAACAATGCGTTAGTAACACTCTTCGGTGCATTATTGGGAACCTCTTTTAGTTTTCTCATTTTTTCTTGCAAGTCGCCTAGTTTTTCGGTAACTTCTGAGACTTGTTTGATAAGATTTCCAGCAACCTCATATGCTCTTGGATGCTCTCCTTCTCTCGCAAGTTCAAGTATCCCCTCAATCGCAGTAGAACCTTGTTCCACCAACCGATAAAAGTTTTCTCTTTGGTATTTGTAGTCAGCATCTACTTCATCACCATCCAATTCATCTGGAACCTTGTTCACAATTTCTTGTGGAGGAATTTTCAATGGTAAAGATTCAACCACACCCAAGGCCTTATCTATAGAATTACTCATCGGTGCCCGTTACAGGATTAAAGTTCTTCGCATCCTCAAAAAATGATGTCACTTCATTGAAACCAAAATCATCATCAGCATCAGCACTGGTTGGATTTGGTGTAACAGTAAGTCTCTGCTGGCGTGTAGGGGATTGATCGGGCAGGTCAGTATATGCATCAACCTGTACCGTCCTAATAACCCTACTAGAAGTAACAGGGCCATAGAGATAGAATTTACAAGTGAAATCCAGAGTATATATGATTGCACGTCTTGTGGTGAAATCACCCTGATAATCATCTTCGTAATTAATACTGTTTAGAATAACAGGGATATCTTTTTTAACCCCCATAGAAGCATTATCATTCATCGTTATTGTGTAATCTGGCTGAAAGTATGGTAGAATCTGTTCAACAATTTGTAGAGCATCATCTGACTGTTTTGCAAGAATATAAAGTTGGAAATTAACATTGTAGGGAACAGGCATATATTGCGTGTCCAATTTTTGTACATCTACAGTATCAACTTTCTTGAACTTCTGCACACGATTTAACTTTCGTGCGGGGTCATAGGAAAGTCCTGTAATCTCAAAACCGATACGGGGCAAAGTAACAGCAACTGCTTTACTAAGGTCTGGATCATCATTCAAGCGAACAAGAAACTTCTGCCTTGGACCATATGCCAAGGGAACCTTCATAGTCTGTTGAACTTTTCCAGCATTATCCTTACGAACTAACTGAATGTTATTAAAAATTGTTCCGAAACCCACAACTATATTGCGTACTGTTTCGTGATAGAACTGCTGTCCTAGCATTATATATTCTCCCTATTCATTATATTTAGTCAATTCCATTTTGATAGATTATTCCGGCCGGAATTTATTTTATTCTCAGACGTTCTGGATTGATCCTGCATCACCAAATGGATTTGACTCACTAAAGTCCAATACTGTGTCATCTAATGTATCAAACAATTCATTCTGTGCGGTCTTATCTATAACTCCATCACCAATACTTGGAGAGTCTTCTAATATGATATATTCATCCCCACCAGATTCCGATAAAATACTTTCACCAAACGAAGCAGGGTTTTGACCTGCACCGATTGTTCCAGCATCACTAGTAACATTTGTTATATCAACAGTAAAGAAATCATTATCTATTGTTAACGATTGTCCAACAATAGTTGTCTGTTCAAGAGTAAGCTGATAGTCAGAAGTTGAAGTTGATAGGGAATCTTCTATTGCGTCAATATCTGTGATACCTGTATCAAGATTGTCTGAATTATAATCAAACAGGCGACATTTCATTTTATAAACTGGGTTATTATCCAACTGATGGAAAGGTTCATCATGATCTACAAAGTTAATCTCAAATAATTTTTTGAGTATCGGGTGATAAATCGCATCACCCTCCAGAGGACGATCAGCATCAGTCGCATCAGTTTCATTTAGAATATAAAATATCTCGCCTTCTAATACAGATTCAGAAAGTGTACCAGCCTCCAATTGAATAGAGCCAGATGATATTGAATCTGTTGCTGCTTCAATCTGTATCTGTTTTGTTTTCTCTTGGAACCTTGTTTTACTTACAACAAAGGTTGCTTCACTTAAATTCTGT